CTTTGAGGAGTCTTACCAACGTGAAGTCGTCTCTGACAACGTGTTGGATTTCATAACCCTACCAGTAGGTTTGGAAACTAACTGGAAGCGTCAACTCGATGCTTTCGCTTTAGCTTATCTTTTGATAAAGCCGGATTTATCCGTGTTAGATTCTAAACTATTACGTAAACGTAAATAGTCCTTAATCGGACAGAAAGGCCTTAATTATGGCAAACTTTGAAGTGCGAAAGCGCGATAGCCAAAAAGTTGTTTTGGTTAATGGCAACCGCTATACACATACGGTAACCATTTCACAAAACCAAACCACCTCTCGCTACGGTGACAAGAAGGTTGATAACTTCCGTCACAATATCGTTAACGTGGACCGCTTCGCGGTAACAGCTTACCCGAAATGCGACAACACTTGTGGTGCGTCACGCGACGAGTCTATTACCGTAGGCTTTGTTGTGGCAGCCGGCCAAGAGCCGACTTACTACGCCCGTAAAGCAGCCATGCTCAAAGAGATGGCAGCTGTGTTAACGCAAGCCTCTACTGACATTACCCGTTTGGGTAATGGCGGTGAACTCAACACTGCAATTGCAGTTGTTGCAGCAGTCTAATGGGGGAGAGAACAATGGAAACAACGTTCGATCTCGTAAACCATGAGCTGCTTGCTTTTGTTGACTCTTTTGGCTCAAGCCACGCCAACTACGCAAGGAATTTCCACAAAGTGGGAGATAACTTGCGAACGGACCACGTGCACCATCTGGTACGCCTCGGGAGATTCCTCAAGAAATTTGAGAGACCTGAACTTGGCAACCAAGACTTATTGCATAAAGATACCGTTTCTAGATGGCTGGCCACTGATGAAGAATTAAATCGCATCACGGAGGCTTCTCTTATAAGGGAAGCTTTCAATGACATCCGTATTATTAGGATGAAACGTTTAATTCATGATTGGTGTAACCTCTTCGAAATGCGTCTCGAAGATGCGTGGGTTGGCCCTGGTGAAACTTATCGTTCATCAGGCGGCGACGTTTCTGCTTATGGAAAGTTTCTTAAGCATGAGCGTTGGACTGTCACCCGCGACTGTTATCCTTTCTTTGAAAGCGTGATAAGACATAACCGCCCGTTAAGACGGTGGGCTCTGGAAGAAGGCCGTAAAAAGCTTGAATCCATGGGTATCCCGGAGGACTCGCAAACCTTCGAGAGATGTCTAGAATCGTTAGTAGAAATTGTTTTAGGTGCACGTATTACTACTGTGCCAAAGAACAACGAGAAAAGGAGGCCTATCAACATTGAGCCTTTTGGTAACTCAATGTTGCAACACGCAATAGGCGCAGGGCTCGAAAGAGTCCTCGCTTCTATAGGTAATGACCTCAAAACTGGCCAAGACAAGCACCGTGATCGCATTAAAAACGATGACGTTGCTACAATTGACCTGAGT